AGGGCTAAAGGATACTCTTTTGCGATCTGTTCTAACTTCTGATTGATCTGCAGGTACTTAATAAGGCTTGACTTGTCCATGCTTGGAATATATCACAGATAGCCAGATAGCGAGATAGAAAAACAAAGAAGATCCGCAGTGCTTGCCATACTGCGGATCTTCAAAACTGAAATAAGGAAATAATCAGGTCAGATTGATTATATTGCTTTCGTCGTAAATTGCCAATTGGCTTTTTTGATTTTTTCCCTGACTTCGCTTTGAGGCTCTAAGCAAGTCAGTTGCAAGCCACTAGACAACTGGATCAAACATAGATCTTTTTTGACATTGGACGCAAAGACAAATTCAATATGCTCACAGTTAATATCGTATTGTCGCCAGTTCCTTTTATGTCGTATATTGGCCAATGAGGGATCTAGGGTGTGAGATAGGCATGTAACAGTGATTGCAATCATTTTAATGCTCCAATGATTCATAAGAATCTAATTCTCTAAGATGATCCAACACTTGTTTTTTCTGTGGATATGAATCAAGATTATCATGCGTGTTTTCTAGTCTTTTAAGCCGTTGTGCAATTCCGTTAATGTGATCTGTTGTATAGAAGTCTGGATATTTTGCCTTTAATGCACGACTGATATCATAATAGTTTTCGTATTTGTCTATCAGTCTTTTAAAGAGCAATACAATCTCAGAATCTTGATCATTCTTTGCAGGCTTAACAATTTCCGCCCCTGCAATTTCAATCATCTGGATGATCTCGCGGATCGTGTGATTGACAGGATATGTAAACTTTTTACCAACGACAGTAACATATACTTTGCCATTATTCAGATCAATGCTAGATATCTGATCAACGTTGATCAACACTGCCCCGCTTGACTCTGGAAAAGTGTATTTCAATGCAATAAACTTTGTCATGCTGCCCCCCCTTATCTTTCTGCATTGATCTTTTGTGTGTAGATCATATATGCGCCTATTGTGTTGTGTTCAGGATGCAAGATCTTTGCCAGTCGCCAAAGAAAGTGTACAGCTGGATATACTTCTCCGCCTTTCCACTTGTTAATCGATGCGCTTGACGTTTGGCAGTGTTCTGCTATCTCTCTGACTGTTAGTTTTGAGTGTGCTATTTCTGCACACAATAGATCGGCAAAACTGCCTGATTCTCTTAGTCTGAGGATTGTGCGGCCCCATTGTCGCTGTTGTTCTCTGTTGTATTCTGTATGATTATCGTTGCTCATTTTTGATCCTTTTCGGCTTGTTGTTGTTGTACTAAATTGATGATCTCGACTATCCATCCTAACCGCTTCATTGTGTCGCGATCGCGATCGTGATATGCGTCTAAGATTGCCTCTTGTGCTTTGGCCTTGATCTCTTCGATCTCCTGATCTACTGTCTTGCTCTCTGACTGTCTTATTTTTCCTGTGATCTTTGCCTCTGTATCCGCATCGAAATTTGTAGTCCATCCGTCAATTTGTGACATCCCCGTGTGAGCATTTGCATTTATAATTTCAGATAATTCATGTACAAATGTTGTATCATGTACTACTGTGAATATATGATTTTTAAGATCGATCCAATGAAATTGCACAGATCGATCAGTATGCTGTTTGTTTGTTAATGTTACGATCATATTGATCTCCGTTGTTGATGATCAGGGGAGCAGCTGCCCCCCTGCGTTGTTGATTTATTATGCACTTATAATTGTAATGATTTCTTGCAAACGTTCGAACATTTCATCTAACTCATTGCATTCTGATACTGTCAATATATTATAATACTCTTCATCATTTTCACATGTGGCCTGCACATATCTTAAATTCTGTGCTGCCTGTGATAGTTCACTGATGATATGTTCTGTCTTTGTTGCACATGGAATATTTGTTTCTATCTCTGTCTCTGTCTCTACAGTTGCAAATTGTGCATTTTGTGCCGCTGCCTGTGCTTTGATTTTCTCATATGCACGTGCGCAGGATTTGCATTCTACCAGTTGATCGGTTTCTTCTGCCTCATAAATATCTTTATTCAAGTCTACAGATCCACACAGACTAACGTCATTCGAGTTGAATATGTGATTTTTAAGAACTGTGCCTATGTACTGACATGTAGCATATGAACTAACTGTGCATACTGAATAATTTTGTAGATTGATTGTCATGATTGACTCCGTTTTGTTTTGTTGTTGTATGAACTTGATTGCTCATGTATATATACTTATCAACATAAATACACAGTGTCAACTTTTTTATAAAGTTTTTTATTCTTCGTCTAAATCAATGATCGGAGGCGCGATCGCTCTTAGATTCTGACTGACTGATTCCGCCTCTTGTAGCAGTTGCGTAACACTCATATTTTCCGGAGTTATAGATATCTGCACTTGTGGCTCTTCGCGTTGCCCCCATCCTGCACGTTTCTCAAGCCACCAGCGCGCGCTTGCTACGTCTCCCTCTTTGACGGCACGATGCACGATCCCCATTGCCAAAATATCCGGCCGCGCTTCTGCCTGTCTAAATTCTAAATAAAAATCTCTATAAGTGCCCTTATTTGCCTGCTCGCCTCGCTTAAGCCAGTTCAACAGGGTCATTAAAGTTATCCCTGCATGTTTAGCCGCTAAGGACTTAGAACCACCCACGGAGATCACTTGCAGGATCTCCCTTTTGGCTTTATCCGTCAGTTTGCTCTTTCTCCCCATTTAGGATCTCCTTGTTGCGCTCTGCTTTTGCCCAGTTGACGCGGCCTTGAATGATTGGATAATAATCTTCTGTCATCTCGCATCCGATCGCATTGAATCCCTCAAGGATTGCGCTAACTGCCGTTGTGCCACTTCCTAGAAATGGATCAAGCACTGTGCCCCCTTGTGGAGTCAGCAAGCGACACAGCCAACGCATCAACTTGATCGGCTTGACAGTTGGATGAAAATTCTTAACTTCGTCCGCAGTACGTCCTGCGCCCGCTCTTGGATTGTTCAGGCCTGCCGATCCCTCTTTCCTATGTGTTGCTTCTGCTCCCGTCTTGCCTGCCAAGTGATCGAGGCCTTGCTCTTTCTCTGATCGTTGTGGCTTTGAGCATTGATAAACGTTTGCAGGCCAGCGCCCGATCTCGTGATCTAGTTCGTCAGTGTTGCCAAAGTTGCAATCATCCCCATAAGCAAAGCGCGCATGATCTATATTGATCGCCCCTGTTCCCCATTTCAAGACATTTTCGGCAATGCTTGAGCAGTTAGGATCGATCGGCTTTCTTGCAAGTACTGCAGGCTCCTGCGCAGGCTTCAAGGCAGTTCCCCATCCTTTATGCTCGTCTTTATCTGTGTGCTTGTATATGTCGAGGCTTTTGGGAAATCCGCTAGTATAGATCCAACTGATCATATCCCTGATCTCAAAGCCCGATTCAGCAATTGCAACTCCCATAGGAAAGACAGTTCGAGATCCTGAAAAGGCGACAAGATGCCCCCCGTGCTTCAATACGCGTAAGCACTCCGCCCACAGTTCGACAGAGTAAGCGATCCCAGTTGCGTCCCATGATTTGCCCATGAATCCGAGTTCATAGGGCGGATCGGTTACAATGGCATCAATGCTGTTGTCGGGTAGTTCTTTCAACTTGTCGAGGCAATTGCCCTTAAGCAATGTGAAGTCTAGATCGCTATCTATTTCGTCAAATCCCTGATCCTCTGGCGTTTCTCCATCTCCAAAAGGATCAGAATCATCATCAAGATCAGCAAGTAGATCATCAAGTTCATCATCTTCGAATCCGAGAATTTCAAGATCCTCCCCCTTTTCCCTTAATCCAGTCAGTAAGTCAGACAGCTGATCATTATTCCAGTCTGCTTTTTCTCCCAGTTTATTATCGGCAATCATGAGCAACTCAGCATCAACAGGGGACAGATCGACATAGACAACAGGCACAGTTTCAAGGCCGATCGACTTGGCCGCCTTCCATCTTGTATGTCCTGCTAGAATCGTGTGATCCTTGTTGGCTACAATAGGGCTAGTAAATCCAAATCTTTTGATACTATTGGCTATTGCTTCAACTGCATGATCGTTATGTCGTGGGTTCTTAGCATGTGGATGAAGTTTATTGATCCGTACAAACTCGCCTACTTTGTTAGAATCTGTCGTGCTTTTGTCTGTCACTTGTTAGCCTCTCTGTGTTCTTTGTCGATTGCATCTCTGACGATCCGGCTTTTGCTTTTGCCTGTCTTGTTGTGCAGTTCGTCGAGTTGCTTGATTGCTTTTTGATTCATGGATATGCAGATCGCTTTGTGCTTTGCTCCGTGGCAGTCACAAGGATCACACTCGCAGCAAGGGCAGATCATCATTTGCCCCTGATCAGATACATACGATCGGCGATATGTTGATTGATAACTTTCTTTGCGTACTCTTCGATCGTGTCATCGTTGGCAACTTCTGCGATGATTTCAAGTTGCTGCAGCTGTACCGGACTTAACTGTATACACACAGTATTCTTTGGCTTTTCTGGGGCCGTGGTTGCGGCTTCTGTGGCTTTGTGTGCTGTCTCTCTGTCTGACTTGCTGATCTCTTTTGTCTTACGTCTAGGGGGCATGTGTTACTCCAATAAAAAAGGGAGATCGTTGTGATCTCCCTTGATTATATAGCATTATATAAGATTTGGCTATCTTGGAGTGAAATCTCCCATTTGACGCATTACGCGCTCCGTTGTGCTCTCTTGCTCTAGTTCTCTTCTTAGACGTCTTAATTTGCCGTGTTTTCGCTGCGCAGTCAGGTTTTGATGTGGAATCTGTGCGCTAAGATCTGCAGGCATATCGAAGCCGTACAGATTTGCACTCATTTCGCCAAAGGGAGATCGCCAGAATGGATGATCCCAGATAGGATATAGGCGATCGGTATCTTCGCCATGTTCATCAATGCCGTATCTAACATAGCCTTGTGCAATGATATGATCCCAGTGATAATTCGTTTGTTCTCTGGCTTGTAATTTGCGTTGTCTTTCATCGCACCAACGACTAGCCGCGATCTCTGCATTTTGATCCCATTGTTGCATTTTG